AACTTATGCTTATTTCATTACTATTGATAGCAATCAAGTACCGCAATTCCCATACATTCTAGGTGACAATTTCTACTCATTACCAGTAGATAGTAATTACAATTCCCCAATCAATCAAGACGATATTCCAAAAAATGCAAAGAGACTGTTCCAGGCAGGTATGCCTACCAATGGTGGTGGTCTAATTGCTAATATTGCAGAAGTAAGATCTGGTGGTGTCGAAGGTGTTGTCATCGATGCATCAGCAGACAACTTCTCTGTCAACTCACAGTTGTATTTTGATAATGCTGGAACTGAAGGATCCGAAGCAGAAGCAATTGTTAGCTCTGTCAAAGGAAAACCAGTTAATTATCTAGAAAGCAAAGAAGATAAGGTAGTAAGACTAATCACTGTCGAAAGTGCATACTTGTTTGAGAATGACTTCTTAAGACAACCAGCGAGTGGTGCTTTTGGACAAATTGTTGGAACAGTTGCTAATGATAGCATTATTGTCCTCAGAAATGTAAGTGGAACGTTCAACAACACTGGCACGTTCTCTGCTGATATCAAAACTCTAACTCTATTCTTAGATCAAGACAGTTCCTACACCAAAGGTGCTATCGTAAGTTTGACCGATGGTATCAATGATCCTATTGCAACTGCTGAAGTATTAGAAGGAACAGTAAGACAGAATTCTGTTACTCTCAAAGTTCTATCTGGAACTTGGATCATTGACGATGATTATACTATTCGTTCAGATGATCTCTTCAATACAGTAGGAACAAAAATTGTAACTATTCAATCTCTAAGTGATAACTTAACACCTTTTGATGTCAATCAGAGTGTTGCTTTGATTGAAACAAGCGCACCACATGGTCTTGGAATTGGTGATCGTGTTGCTATTGATATTATACCAGATGATGTAAGAAAAACCAAGACATACTACGTCAGAAAGAGATTATATCAAAATGTAGTATTCCAAACTCCAAGACAAATTACTACCATTGATTACACTGGTATTGGTAGATTTGATAATCTAAACGTTGGTGCTTTCTATACAGAAGGAACATATGAAGACGTTCCTCTCACTGGTGGTTCTGGATCTGGTGCTACCGCAGATATTACAGTAGATGCGAATGGTCGTGTCTCTAGTCTTGTCTTGACTAACGGTGGATCTGGTTATGCACAAGGGGATTACCTAGGTGTTGATGATGATCAACTAGGAAGATCTGGATCAGGTGAAGCTACCAGCAGCACAGTCAGACTAGTCTTATATCTCACACATGTTGGATTTGCATCGACATCTACAGATTTAATTGTAAAATCAAGTGATGGATTTGCAGAGAATGATTTAATTGCTACTGGCGATGAAGTATTGAAGATCACTCGTGTATCTGGCAAAGTTCTAACAGTTGAGAGAGCACAGGAAGGTACTACAGCAATTGACCACTTCAATGCTCAATCTGTAAGACTATACAAACCAAGATATCACTTTGGTGACAATTATCAGATTGGTAGTGGAGCAGGTGCTGGAACTATTGTCTCATATGATCTAGAGACACAACAAGCTACTATTGTTTATGATTATGGTATTGATGTCATTAGTGCTTCGCGAGTTACTATTAGCAGCACATTTTTTGATGCTGGAACACCAGCAAGACTTGCAAAAGTAAAATCAGCAGAAACTCCAGTATTTAAATTTGAGTTCTCTGAAGATAACACCTCATTTAACCCAAATCCAAATGTAGACGTACAGGAATTTTATCGTTACGTATTTGATACATCACATTCATCTATGAATGGTGTTAACTTTGATATTAGTCCAAGCACTGGACTAACTTTGCTAACATTGGAAAGAACTATTTCTGATGTTCGTCCTGGATATGCTGGTGCATTCTTAGATGTTAAATTTGGATTTGGTCCTAGACTAGCAACTAACAACTACGATACTAAAGTAGGCACTAACTTCACACTATTCTACTATTACGATAAGAATGGAAATGTACTCTCAGAAAATTCTTATCTAAAGTTAATTGATGATCCTCTACAAGGAACAAAGACTGTCAATTATGTAACCAGTAACAGATTTGTATATGAAGTTGATAGAGAACCCCTATGGGATGGTTCTGGAACAATTTCTTACACAACAACAGGTCAATTTGCTATTGGTTCTATTAACAGTGCTAGCATTATCAACTTTGGTTTGAATTATAAGAAAGCACCTACAATTCTTGGTGCTGACGTTACTGCAGACTATAGAGCTTCTGCTACTGTACTATTTGATGAAGCACAGAAGATAATCACTGGTATCAGAATTGATGAATTTGGTTTGAATTATAGCAACCCTATGGTTGTTGTTCATGGTGATGGTCGTGGTGCTAGATTTACTGCAACCACTAGAACAGATGGTTCTATTTTCTCCATCATCTTAGAAAATCCTGGTAAAGGATATACCAGTGCTCCTACAGTAGATATCATCGAAAGTGATGCATCTTTGTATGTTGAGAGTTCTACAATTGGTGTTCCTCAAAGTGTTAACATCATTCAGAACGGAGGAGCTTATCACTTAGATAAGACCGTATCTCCAGAAGTATCTTCTCAGTATACACTTGCACTTAAAAACTTCTCTGGTGATTTCAAAGAAGGTGAGTTGGTAACTCAAACTATCAACAATGTTGAAGTTCTTCGTGCGAGAGTTTCTGAATATCGTTCATCTTCTAATCTACTGAAAATTAAGGATATTACTGGATTTATCCGCAAAGATGTAGTTATTGAAGGAAAAGTTTCTAGAGCATCAGGAACAGTAAAGACATCTTTTGTGTCTGTCTTTGATACTAGTATTACTAGTTTCTATGACAATTCTGGATACTATAATTCTGATCGAGGAAGACTTAGCATTGAAAATCAGAAGATCACTGATAGTTTCTTCTATCAAGATTATTCTTATGTTGTCAAGTCTAAAACATCGATCGAACAATGGAGAGACTTAATTAAGTCTACCACCCACCCTGCTGGATTTAAGTTATTTGGTCACGTTGATATCGAGACCGATCAATCTGCACCAATGCCAAGTGGAGATGAAAACAGATCTTCTTCTTTCACTACAATTGAACTGTGGGATCCACAAAAGAATACGATTACTTCTGATCACAAAGTAACTAAAGTTACTAATACTATTATTAAGGTAGAGAACAGCAGAATTCGCAAAGCAATTGGATCTGCTGCTTCTTCTGAGTTTAACTTCAATGAAATGACTGGGTTCTCAGTATCATTGTTTGAACCTTTCAATGGCGTTTTAGCAGAAGATTATATTGGATCTAATCCTCCAGCAGATAGTGGTGTTATAGGAAGAGACACATTCCAACTGTTAGATGACAATAATCAACCATTTGTACCTGCTAGTGCAGAAAATCTAATTGTCACTCTCGATGGTATTCTTCAAGAACCAGGAGTAGCATATACCGTTATTGGTGATGCTATTATATTTGCACAACCACCTTTAGGACCATATCAAAAATTCACTGGAGCTTTGGAAGGTGATGTAACATATTACGAGGGAACAAAATTCAATTGCAGATATATTACTTTAAAAGACAGTCAGTATAACGACAGGTTCTTTAGAAAGACCAGAAATATTTTCCAGCGTAATGGTAGATGGTTAGATTCTGCAAATCAAATTGAAAGAAATAGAGAATTTATTGTAGCAGAAAGTGTAGGTTATGGTAGATCCGCGCATCCAACTTTAGATTGGAGCACTAAGACTGATGATTATCAAGATAACATCAGATACTTACTTGAGGCATATGAGCATGATCTAAGATTTGGTGGAAATGTCAAGATTACCAGTTATGCAGAAGTAATTGCCGAGTTTGATTATATCAAATCCAAGAAAACAGAATCTCTCGATATCTTCTCTTATGCTAAGAAACTAGCAAACCTTGCAATCAGAAACTGGGATCTCACTCAAGATGTTCAGTATTTTACTGGATCACGTTTGATGACTGTTGCAAACAGTGATGATCTGGCAATTGGAATGTATGTAAGTTCTGGTAGATCATTTACTACAGACACTCAGATTGTAGAAATTGTCAACGAAACCACTGTCAGACTTAACAAAGCTGCTTTGCAAAACTCAGGTGGTGGCGGTGGTGCTTCTGCTACTGAGACTAGTCTTGACGGAACTACTAACGGTAATGTTATCTTACCATCTAGTATTGGTGTTGTTGAACCAGGAAATCAATATCAAGTATCACCTGGAGATACGGTACAAGTTCCTACTTCGTTTGCTAGCAGTTCAACAGCAACGTTTATCTGGAGTAATGTAAATAACGGAACGTTCTATGATGCATCTAATCTAATTGCAGCAAACAAAGAACATATTCAAAATGAAGTTAGCAACTTTACTTTTGATCAATTCTCACTGCCTGGCGTTTCTGAAGAGAAATGTAAGAGAGACATTGGATATTTGGTTGATGCAATTGTATACCATCTTAGATATGGTGGCAATGCTAATGTTGTGGAATTTGCATCATTATACTACACATTCAATAAGTATCCATACGGAGAAGAACTAACATACTTGGGTGGCACTCTTGCCACAGAACTCATTGCTGCTGAGTATGCTTGGAACCTAGTTGGCACTTACTGTGTAAATGCGATGAGAAATTCTCTCGCATCTCCTACTTATCCAGGATCTCCTGATCCTGTAGTAGATAATGATGTATCTACTGATAATCAGTTCCCTGCATGTGTTGAGGTAGAAAATGCTATCAACACTTATATTGACATTGTTCAAGAAATTATTGACAATGGTCCTGGTGCAGTTGAAATCGTGAAGCAAAATGAGAACAAGCGTGGAAACTGGACACCACTAACTACATTCTCCAACCCAACCATTATTCCTGATCCAGAACTTACAGAGAATGAGTGTAGTGATGTCGTTTCATCGATGAATTCTCTGTTTGGTAATATTGATGATGTTATCAATTCCAATTCATACGATGTAGCAAGACCAGACTATATTGATGGAGAGGAGACTGTATTTGACCTGTATTGGTCTGATGGCACTCCTGTTGTTACAGAAAAAGATGAGAATTTATTGATTACAATTAATGCTGTTCTTCAGCAGACCAAATATAATGCTGATTATCCTGGTGGCGATGCTTATTACATCGATAAGTCTTCCACACCAAACAAACTAATCTTTGATGTTGCACCTATTTGGGATCAAGATTTAGGTGCTAAGGGTCTCGGTGAACCAACTGCAGTTGAAAAAGTAATTGGTCATGGTGTTGGTAACTATAAGAGACTGACGATTGATCAAAACCTAATCGACAACTCCAGAAGTGGTCCATTCTTAATGTTGGACTTGGAAGACCTAACAGTTCAAAATGTAGAAGATAGTGACTTCTTACTAGTCTTTATCGATAGTGTTCTACAACAACCAGGAAAGTCTTATACTGTTTCTGGTCCAAATATTCAGTTCACTTTCCCAATCACTGAACAGATGAAAGTTGATCTAAGATATCTCTATGGTAGAGATGTTGGATCTGTTCTTAATCTGTATGATTATGATCGTGACAGATTGCTTGCAACTGGTCATGTAACTCTAGATGTTGCATCTAACTTGGACATTTACAAGTCTAAATTCTGGAAGAGGGATCTATCTTCTGATCCTATTATTGTAACACAAAGACGTGCTGATCAAACAATTAATACTATTGGTATATTGTCAAATGAATATTATGATGGAGATACATTTGAGTTTGATATTAGAGGCAACAAAGCAGAAATTGATACAAATCTAAGTCTAGATTTCTCTACCCTTAACAACCTTAATTATACCATTGGACTAACTTTAAGAAGTGCTACTATTGATTATGAAGTAGACAACGATGGTAGAGTTGTTCTTCGCAGCGATGATCAAGCGTGGGCAGGAACTAATTGGAGATTTACTTATAAGACACCATTTGTAAGTTTGACAAATGGAGATCTGATCAGGATTGATGGTCAGAACAGATTTAGAAGAATTAAAAATCTACCAACAAAAGCAATCTCTAGTGAACAGAGACCACAACAACCAGTATCTCACAAACCATTTGCTACTGTTGATATTGAAAGATACAACGGTATTACTAGAGGTGAGGGTCTTGCAGTTGTTGCAACTATTGAAAATGGTTCTGTTGTTGATTTAACATGGAACCAACGTAGTTATGAACCTATCACACAACCTACTGCATATCAGTATTACACAGCACCAGTTCTAAACTTCATTCCTAAGGATGGAAATGGTGGTGGTGCTAGAGCACAAGTTCTAGTAAGCAAAGGTCAAGTTATCAGTGTTGAATTGATTGATGGAGGATCTGGTTATACACAGGCTCCTGATATTGTTGTTGCTAGAAGATTTGAAGTTCTCTCTGACAGAGATATTGCTGTATCTCTAATCAGTGCAGGTATTCATCCTCAAGTAGATGTATCAGATAGATTATCAATTATCAGTACAGTTGATATTCTAGGTAATCAGGTTGCAGGTATCAACTCCTTCACATCTATCCTATTCAACAGTCCTAAACAGGAAGCAACTGATGATATATCTGGTAGAAGAATTACATCTGAACTATACCTAGATGAGAATGTTGGTACTGAACTGACTACAAGTGTAAATGAGATTGAAATTACACAAAATCCATTCATCGATGAAATTCTTGTAGTTGATATTGATGCACAAACCGATGACATTCTCACTGTTGTTTCAGGTCGTGTTTCTGATATTGTACAAACTACCATTACAAATGAAAGGGTAAATCGACAATTAACAACGACATTACATAATGTAATTAATAATACATCACTGTCTAACATCAACTACTACGAAGTTGCTGCATTCCTTGAGGTTGCTCTTGATCCTACAGATAGTATTGTATACATTCCAGATACCTCTAAGTTTAAGACAAATGGATTCTTGCTAATTGGCGATGAAGTTGTACGCTACATGCGTAAGATCAATGATCGTTTCTTAATGGTCCAGAGAGGACAGGATGGAACTACTGCTCAAGCATGGCCTGCAGGAACTTACATCAGACAGATCCCAGATCCAGTCTCTATCGCTCCTGGTGGTATCATTGGTATCACTGCTGAATCTACTATTACTACAGTAGATGGCGGTTCAAATATTGGCGGACTTGAGTATGTCATTGAGAGAAGATATAATGATCCAGTTGTAACACTCAATGATGATGCTGTTAGAGAAATTACTCAGGAACAGCAGTATCAAGATGCTGTCAACGTTGCAGATCAGGTAGTTGTTGAAACACTGAGAGTTATTCCTGCAGGTGATACTAAGATTGTATCTGATTTTGTTCGTTTCTCTGCTGGTTTAGATGAAATTCAAACAGAACTACAAGTTGATAATACTCAAGGTCAGTTCGTAGTTGATAAGGCTCAATTTGAAGTCTTGATGATTACGCCACCATCGGGTGCCGTCGATGGTTTCGAGGAAAGTCTATTCTTCAGTGATCCTATTAAACTCAGAGATGGTACTTTCCTAGACCTAATTGGAACAACTACTTATACAGTAACTTTGAGAGATGGTACTGATTTCACAATTGAGAATGCAGTAACAGCTGCTAATGATTATGTTGGTAATTACGCGACTACAAATGCTGGACCTACACTAGGAAACTGGTATCCATCATTCGATGATGGTGCAGCAAATGTATCAAACATTACTATTGGCGAATTTACACGTCTATATCCACAAATGACTATTGCAGACTTTACGGATAGATCTGAATCTAGTTACAATAAAGCAGGTGAATATTTTAACCTTGCTAATGCATCTATCCAAAACCCAGTCACCACAACGCAATTGGATGTTGCAATCAGTGCAATCACTGATATTACTGTTGCGGATACCACGTACTTCCCTGAGAGCGGGTATCTGTTTACTTCGCAGGGTGCTCTAGTTCAGTATACTGGCAAGACAGATACATCGTTTACTGGAGTGACTTTTGTCAGTGGACCTAATGCACTCTCCGCTGGTGATGAAATTATTCCGTTTACAATTGACTAAATATCGGTATAAATATAAATAACTCAGGCACAAATCAACACAACGTCGGAACAAGAAAACCATGGCTGCAATTATTTCTGATAAGTTTCGCATTTTTAATGCGACACAATTCCTAGAATCTCTTACTGAGGGTCCTTCCGAGACGAGCGCGGAACGTACTAGAATGTACTTCTTCGTTGGTCGTCCCCAACCATGGAGAGCGTACCTAGAGGTGTATTCAAAAGGTGCTACTAACTTTACTGCTGGTAACGAAGTATTCGTTGGAACATATGGTTCCACTTCGTTTAAAGCAACCGTCGCTGCAGTTTATGATAGTGCCCTCCTTCTAACCGACGTTTTTGGCAGCAATGGTACAGCTTCAACTCCAGGTGTTGGTGCAACACTACTAGAAACTAACGACGCTGGTGTTTCTACTACAGGTGCCACTGCTAAGTCTGGCGTTTATCGTTATGCTACCGAAGAAATTCCTCCTCTTCCTCTAGACAACCTCAGAGAGAAGAAGGACATCTATGATGAAATCATCGCAGCAAAGCGCATCAAAGATGAGCACGCTAGACCAGTTATCCGTCGTTATAACTGGAACACCCAGTTGAACCCTAAGTTCGACATGTGGAAACCTGACTACTCTGCTACTCCTGCTGAGGGTGGTCAAGTTGGTAAGCAGACTGCTCTTGCAGCAGATTCGATCGCTGACGCTAAGTTCTACGTAATGAACAGCGACTATGAAGTATTCAAGTGCCTCTACAACGGTGAAGATCTAACCGCTGGTGGTGCTAATGCAACTGAAGAACCAAAAACTACAGGTGCTAACTACGCTTCTGGTACTGGTCTTTACACTGAGACCACTGGTGCTGGTTACATCTGGAAGTACATGTACACCATCCCAACCAATGATGTTCTGAAGTTCTTGTCTTCTGACTTCATGCCAATCGTTCTTGCTACCAACACATCGAGAGTTAACGTAGTCAATGCTGCTATTGACGGTGCTCTTGAAGTTGCGTTCATTGAAGACGCTGGTGCTAACCTACCTGCATCCCAATCCTTCTTCACTTCTGTAAAAGGTGACGGCACAGGTGCTGTTGTTAAGATCACCACTGATGCTTCTGGTAGCATTACTGCTGCTGAGATGGCAACTCGTGGTCAAGACTACACCTATGCTAATGTTCTTCTAGGAAATGGCAACCTCTTCGAGGAAGTTGGTCTATCCACCGCAGTTACAACTGCTGCAAACGCAACTGGTGCAATCGAGATTATCATGTCGCCCGAAGGTGGTCATGGTTCTAATCACGAGCAAGAGCTTAACGCTAAGAGAGTAATGGCGAATATTCGCCTAACTTATGCAGAAGGTTCTGGTGACTTCCCTGTTGATAACGACTTCCGTCGTATCGGTATTGTAAAGGATCCCGTAAGCACAGACACATCTGCAGTTGCTATTTCTGATACCCTATCTGGTCTCAAGGCAGTTAAGATCACTGGTGCAACCGCTGACTTCATTCCTGATGAAGAAATCACTCAGACTGTAACTGGTGGTACTGCTAAGGGCACCGTTGTTTCTTGGACCCTAGATACAGGATCAACCACCGCAGGTGTTCTTAAGTATCTCCAAACGACCACTGCTCACCTAGATCAAGGTGTTGTAAGAGATTTCGAGAGCAATGCTTCTAACGCAGTCTCTGGTGGTCAGTCTGCTGCATCTGGTAATGTCGATACTGGATATGCTGGAACATCTGGTGGTGCTACATTCACTGCTGGTCTTGCAGATACAGAGATCGAGAATAACTCTGGCGATATCATCTATGTTGAGAACCGTCGTCTCATCACTCGCGCTCCAGACCAAATTGAAGACATCAAACTAGTAATTGAGTTCTGATTAATCTCCCCCCGAAAGGGGGGATTTTTTTTATCTCTACTAAATACTAGAGACAAGATGCTAGTATTTGGCGGAGACCATGCCACAAAAGACTAACCTTAATGTAAATCCTTACTACGAGGATTTCGACGCGAATAAGAATTTCTACAAACTCCTATTCCGTCCAGGATATGCTATCCAGAGTAGAGAACTAACACAAATTCAGTCTGTATTACAAAATCAGATTGAAAGCTTTGGTAAGTATGCTTTTAAGCAGGGAGATTTAGTTGTCCCTGGAGAAGTAGGTCTAAACACCAAATTAGATTTCGTTAAACTATCATCTGTCTCTGAGGTTGCAATCTCTGAGGGAGATGATATTGTTTATAAGAAATATGACATTACTCAGTTAATCGGAAGACAGTTAAAAGGTCTCAGTTCTGGCGTTGTTGCAACAATTCTTGAGGTTAGTCTTGCAACACCATCTTCCGCAGACACTGTATTTGTTAATTATCTAAACAGTGGCGATTCTAATTCTAACGTTACTTTTAGACAGGGCGAAACACTAGAGGTTGTTGATGGTGTCAATACACCACTTCTTGTCGTAGGAACAGATGGTAGTGTTCTACCAACTAGCATTGATGTCACAAATCCAGATACTGGAGATGTAGTTGCAATCGAAAGTCCCGCTATGGGATATGGTTCTGCTGTTAAAGTAGAAGAAGGTATTTACTTTGTAAATGGTTACTTTGTAAGAAATGATCAGCAGTTACTAGTAATTGATGAGTATTATGATAGACCATCTGCAAAGGTTGGTTTTACTATTTCCGAAACTATTGTAACTCCAGAAGAAGACGCAAGTCTATACGATAATTCTATCGGATCTTCAAACTATACTGCTCCTGGAGCACACAGACTAAAAATTAGTCTCAACTTGAAAGAGTTTGAACTTAATGAGACTACTGATAAAAACTTTATTCAACTAATCACTGTACTAAGAGGAAATGTACAGAGAAAGGTATCGCCTGCTGATTATAATCTTCTAGAGCAAACTTTAGCAAGAAGAACATATGATGAGAGTGGTGACTATGTTGTAGATAATTTTAATATTGAAATTAGAGAATATCAGCAGAAAGATAGAAACAGAGGTCTCTACGCTGCTGATGAGTTTGGTCTTTATAACGGACTAGATGTTACTGAAGCATCTAGAAAAATGATTGCCAGCGTTGGTCCTGGTAAAGCTTACATTAGAGGATATGAGATTGTCAACAAAGAGACTAAGTATCTTGAACTCAACAAAGCAAGAGAAAGTCTGAGTAGTGACAATAAGACACTTAAACTAAAAGGTCTACCAACTTATAATGTAAAGAATGTCTATGGTAGTGTTCCTGTAAACAAAGAGGGTGCTGATCTAACCGCATATCCAGATCTATATCTTCATCAGGTATTCAATGATGGATCTATTGGTCTTAACGATGAAGAAGAAACTGATGCAATTAAGCAAACAGTAAATAGAAGAGGTCTTGCTTTTGATTCCAACGATGCAATCAAAACTATCACCCTTGATGTTGATAGTTCGACAAATCCTCTAACAGGACTAAATGATAGCAATTTCCAGACTGATATTGGAACTCTGTATTTTGTAAAAACCAGAGCACTAGATGGTACAGTAACAGAGGTTGGTACAGTCAAGTCTTTGGCATATGCTAAGGTTATCAAACCAGAGTTTAGTGCAACTGCAACTTACTTAGAATTAACTGTAGTTGCTACAAAGGATATTGCTGAGAAGATCCTTTTGACCTATGATGATGGAAATTCTGAGTTCTCTCGTGAAAGAAGTCTGTACTTGACAGAAGCACAGGCAAGAGCAAACACTTCGAGATATGGTAACATCATTGATTACGGCGAAACCATTACACCAGTCGTTGGTAGAGCAAGACCAAATAACTTCTACCTAGAGAAGAGAGGATCTGGATTTAATCAAGATGCTGATGTTGTTCTTTCCAGAGGTAGATCTGCTGCTGGACAAGCAAATTATAATGCTGTATTTGGCGTATCGTACTTTGATCCAGAATTCTTCACCAAGATCCTACTAGAAAGAGAACCTGTTCCAGGAACTTTCCAAATCGGAAAATATGTATTCGGTCTCACTACTGGAGCATATGGTGTTATTGAAGGTGCTCCATCTGGAGTATATTCATATGGCAGACAGTTGTTCGTAAAAACTTTGTCTGGAAGATTTAAATCTGGAGAAACAATTAGAGATGAAGATGAGAATACTGCACGTATCGGTTTAGATGGTACTATTTCTCACTTCATTGTAACTAATCGTGGTACTGGATACAATGAAAATGCAACTCTTCTCGTCAATGGTGTTGATTTTGGTAGAGATAAAATCAATGTTGATGTTCTTGGTAACGACTTTGTAGTTAGAGTTGATATTACTGATAGAGAAGCGGTTAACACTGTATATTCTCAACCACCTGCAGTCACAGTCAAACAACCAGAAGGATCTCCTGCAGCAACGTCTGGAGCGGTTGTAAGACCTGTTCTATTCAGAGATAGTGTAACTACCTATACAGCACAGAACGTCAAGTCACTGTCTGCTGGATATGGTTCTGGTAACGCTAACAAGTTTACTGCAGATGTAGTAACAGATGATAGACTTCTATCAGAGATTACTAGTGTTACTGATTTTACATTCTTTGGATCTAAAGGTTCCAATTTTGTTGAGTGTACTAGTTTCAATGCTGATGCTACTCAACTTCTACAGCAAGGTGACGTTGTACAGTTTGCTGATGAAGACAACAATGTTATTCGTTCTGTTGTTCAGTATGCAACTCCTCAGGAAGGATCATTCAAAACTAGAATTTATCTAGATAGTGTTCTACTTGCTGATGTTGTAAACGCTGGTATTGTTCGTCTCCGCTGCAAGGTTAAAAATTCTGCATCTGGATCTCTTGTATTCCCAACAGGAAGCAGACAGATCAATAAGATTGTTGCAAGTCAGGAAGATAGTAAAATCAAATACTATATCCGTAGAGACTTTATCACAACAGCATCTTCAGGTGGTGGTATCTTAACATTTAAGGCAGACCTACCATTTGGTACACAGAGGTTTGTCACGTTCACAGAAGACAACTTCATTGTAACTGTACTTGATCCAGGCGATTCTACAAAACTGGTTGCTGGAGATATTGTATACATCAATCCAGATAATGTCATTGCAACTTCTTCTACAGATACTGCTAGTGGTCTCATCTCTGGATCCATTCGTCTAGAACTTCCACAGGATTACTTTGGAACTATTCCCGAAAATGGAACGTTCCCTAAATTAAAACTAACTTCTACTTTGGAAGTTGATAATGCAAAACCAAGACTTAAGACATCTGTCTCTAAGAGAATTGTAGTCACATCTTCTGGTGATAGAGTAATTCCATTCAGAGGAAATGATTACGATAGCGATGCAGTGGATATCATTTCATATTCCGATGCTTATAAGCTAGCGTATGTATACGAGGGTTCGTCTGTACAACCTCCAGTTGTTGACGCCGCAGGTAACCTTGTAGAAGGAACAGATGTAACTGATAGATTTACCTTTGACAATGGTCAGAGAGACACTGTGTATGACGTGTCTCGTATTGTTCTCAAACCAGGATTTGAACCAACCAATGGTCAGTTAGTAATTGCGTTTGATTACTTCGAGCATTCTCAAGGTGACATTTGTACAATTGATAGTTATCTCCATGCTTCGGGTGTTACTGAAGATGAGATCCCAACATTCAACTCAACTGTACATGGTAACGTAAATCTCAAGAACGTTATTGACTTTAGACCAAAAGTAGACAACACGACAGTTGTCCCTGGTTTCCAAGATCAATCTAGTCTCTCTATTACCAGAGGTAAGTTTGCATCTGCAGGTTCTGTAATTTCTGCTCCACCTGCACCCGATGTAAATCTAGAGTTTAGCATCTCGTTCAGTCAGGTAGAATATCTTGACAGAATTGACGGTGTATTCTTAAATAAGAAGGGTCAGTTCCTAGTCAAGGAAGGCAACTCCTCACTCAACCCAACAAAACCAGATCCAATTGATGATGCAGTTCCTCTGTTCTATGCATATATTCCTGCATATACTCAAACAAGTAAGGATGTAAGAATTACTCCAGTTGACAACCGTCGTTACACAATGCGTGACATCGGTAAACTAGAGAAGCGTATTGAACGCCTTGAGTATTATACCACGCTAAGCATCCTTGAGCAACAAGCTCTAAACATGCAAGTCAAAGATGAAGTTGGTTTTGATAGATTTAAGAGTGGATTTATCGTAGATAACTTTGAAGCTCATAGATCTGGTAATCTCCAATCTCTTGATTATCAGTGTGCTGTTGATCCACAACAGTCTGTATTAAGACCACAGACCAAAGAAGATTCATTTAGACTAAGAGAAGTCAATGTTAGAGATGACCAGCGTGTTGTTTCTGGATATAAGAAGTCAGGAGACATTATTACATTACCATACAGCAACTTAAAAGTTCTTGGTAATGATTTTGCTTCCAGCACATTAAATCCAAATCCATTCGTTGTTCTTCAGTATGTTGGAGATGCATCTCTATCTCCAAGTATTGATCAATGGTATGATCAAAATGAAGAACCCCTAATCGTAGATACTAATACAGATCTGTATACTATCTTCCTAGCGAAACCAGAGGTAAAGGAAAGTTTTGCAAGTTTCTATAATTCATTTATTGTCAACTGGGTTGGTTCTGCTCCTTCATTCACTTCTATCAATTCTCTCGGCAACACTAATGCTGATAGCGTTACTTCTGAAATTAGCATTGCCTCTACTAGCAGCTCTTCTAATATTAGCCCTGTAAACAATGATGTTGCCAAGGGTGTCCAAGTTAAGAGTGTCAGAGGAAACAATGTTTCAGATTCTGTTAAGTTCTTTGCTAGAAGTCAAGCAGTCAAGTTTGTTGTTAGAAGACTGAAGCCTAATACAAAAATCTCTGTCTTCCTAGAAGGAAGAGATATTTCTCGTTGGGTTAATCCTGACTTGAGATTTACTGGCATTGCTGGTAACTCTCTATCTGCTTTCAATGGAGAAGTGGTAACCAATGAGAATGGTGATGCTAGTGGTATCATTATTGTTCCTGCTGGATATGCTCCTAGAGAGAATACACCTTGGACTGGTGATGTTGCTACTGTTGCATATGATCAAACTTCCGAAGAGTACAATGTAACTACTGGCATCAAGACCTTTAGATTTACATCTAGTCCCACTGACGAAGATAAGTTGAATGTAGATACCTATGCAGAAGTCAAATACTATGCAACAGGTATTCTTCCCGAGAACCCTGCAACTATCATCTCTACAAAACCATCGTTCTTCAAAGCAAACGAAGGTGTTCAGTTTGTTGATAGTAACACAGAAAACCCAATTAGACCAAATCCACTAGCACAAACCTTTAAGGTTGAAAACTATGATGGTGGTATGTTTACTACTGGTGTTGATCTGTTCTTCCAGTCTAAGAGTAACTCTATTCCTATCAGAGTATATCTTACAAATGTAGATAGTGACAAACCTGGAAAGAATATTGTACCAGGAACAGAGAAAGTTCTATCTCCATTTACATTCTTGAAGTTCTTTGTAAACTCAAATGTTTACGTAACCAAAGGAGAAAATGTAACAGGATCTAGTTCTGCTGCAAGTGGTCCTATCTTTAAGATTATTGATAAGAATGGTATTGATCTCGTTCCATCGTCTACTGGTAGGTTCTTGCTAACAAACGAGCAAGTATATACCATGGTTCTTGAGAACCATAATGGAAGAGCATTCCGTCCAAATGAAACGTTAGTCATTCCTTCTGTTGTTCTTGCTAACAATACAGAAGGTAAGTCTGGTGTTGTAACTATTGCTAAAGATAGTGGTAAGGTTTCTGAGATCAAGATTACAAATCCTGGTCTAAATTATGATGATGCGATTATCACTGTTGAAAGTCCACAACTTCCTGGTGGTTCTGTTGCAACTGCTGGAGCACAGGTATCTGGAGGAAAGATTTACAACATCAATCTATCAATCAACGGATTTGGATATACCGAAGCACCATCTGTTGTTATCAAGGGCATTGGTAATGGTGCTGGTGGTTGTGAAGTAGAGACAGTGATTGAGTTCGATACTCCTGCAGTAACAATGGGTGTTGCTGTAGACCAGGAGGGTCTAACCGCTTCTACTGTTCCAACACACTTCGCATTCGAGCATCCTGTATACCTACAGAATGATACTGAGTATGCATTGACTGTTGAGACTGATTCTGTTGACTACGCTCTATGGTCATCTAAACTAGGTGAGATTGATGTTGCAACCAGCACAGTCATCACAACTCAACCATCTCTTGGTTCTGTATACAGATCACAGAATGTCGATAACTGGACTGAGGATATTTTTGAAGATCTCAAGTTTACTCTATACAGAGCAGAATTCCAGATCGACAGACCATGTGAACTTCTACTAACAACAGAGAACTTAGGATACGAATTGCTTGGTTTGAACCCATTCAAGACTGATGGTGCATCAGATTCAAATGCAACTGCTACTCTCTTCAGAAATAACAATAAGGTTATCAAAGTAAGACACAGAGATAATGGTTTTGAGACTAGTGGCAACTCTTATGTATTCTATAAGGGTGCAAAGTCCACAGGTGGTATCACTGCTGATATCTTGAATACAACTTTATTCCAAGTAACAAATAGTGGCGTTGATACGTATGATGTAGTGTCTGAAATCTCTGCTGCTACAAGTTCTATTGGTGGTGGTGACATTGTATACGGAACCTACAACAGAAAGTATGAGGTTCTATATCCACAAATGCAATACTTATCTTTCTCACAGACAAAGATTGCTAGCATGGTCAGAACAACCAATGTTATTCCTGTAGATTCTACAACAACTAACTACACTTCATATTCTCAAAGTGATTATGAAAAGACTTTCTTGAATGAACCCCATTACTTCACCAATCAGAAGTTTATTGCTTCTGAGATCAATGAAGTTCTAAACGATGTAGATAGATCACTAACTTATAAGTTTGATCTCACTTCTAATGTTTCGTATCTATCTCCAGTAATTGATCTTTCCACAGCAAGTGTCAAGACTATCTCTAACAGAATTGAGAGTGCTACTGGTAGTGAGAACAGATATGGTAGAAGAAATCAAGTTCTAGAATTCTTCCCACTATATGAGTTTGCGGTTAGCGGTACACAAGGTGTACAGATTTTCAATAATCAAAAAGTTGAGGGTGTAAGTTCTGGTGCTCTAGGAACTATTGCTAAAGTAGCAGATAATACAATCACCATCAAACTTAAGACTAAGCAAGTATTCATCAATGGTGAAGATCTTGTTTTTGAAAATCAAAAGACTACAATCACGGGCGGAACGGTTGGCGGAACACCAGCTGCTCTACCAATCACACTAAATACCGCTCAGGTTCTGACAGCAAGAAATCCATCCGTACCTCTAGAAATTTACGATAACGTAATTCGTGGTAAGGTTGTTGTTTGGGATAAAGAAACCAGAAAGGCATCTGTCAGAAATGATACGAGACCTATCAATGATGATTATACAGGAAGAATTATCGATAGCACATTCTTTGCTAGACAAGCTGATACAGAAGATCAGCAAAAGGATATCTTCCGTGTTGGTGATATTATCTCATATCCTAACCAACCAGATGAAGAAGTAACATTCCTCGAAGTAGCAAAAGTTACTTATGAGAATGGCGTTGAATATGTTGCAGATGATGCCTCTAAGAATTCTTCTTCTGTTGCAAAATATGTAACTAAGGAAGTAACAATTAGCAGTCCAGCAACTGCAATCAATGTACACTTGACACTAAATGCAAAAGAAACTGAGAATGTAGAAGTTCTTTATAAGTTCAAGAATGCATCTAGTCAGGAGAACTTCGATGACATCGATTGGATCTACTTCAATGAAGATGGTCAACCAGATAGTCTAGAAATTGCATCTCCTGAAAACAGTGCTTCTGGAGTTCTTGAAAAGCAATCTGCATATCAAGATATCACTTATAGTGTTGCAGAATTACCCGAATTCTCTTCGTTTGCTATCAAGATTATCATGAAGGGTAAGGATCCAACAATTGTACCAAAAGTACAAGATATCAGAGCAGTCGCTGCATTCTAATTTCCGCGTATGGGTTACATCAAAGTTGAAGGACATGATGGTCTCGTTAGGGACGAGACCACAGGTGCCATCTTGAATTTGGACAATTCGGCAATAGCTGCAAGACGTAAGTCAAAACAGTTGAGTTCCGCGTTAGATGACATAAATATGTTGAAGAATGAAGTTTCTGAGATCAAATCCCTACTGCGAGAGTTGATAAAAAATGCCAGCAATTAGTGTAGCAAGAACAGATACCTTTGAACAACAAAGGGACAAAATTAATCTGATCGCTTCTGATCTCTTTGAGATTACAGGTGGTTCTGGGGGAGCAACTATCTCTCCAAGTGCCATTACAATTCAAGACGGAACCAAAGCATCTCCGTCGCTGGCATTCCAGTCAGACACAAGTTTAGGTCTATTCAAAAGACAAGACAAGACTTTCTCGTTTACTAGTAGCGAAAATCTGATTGTCTCGTTTGCTGATACTGGTACAACATTTGCTAGAGACTTTTTCGTTGAGAAGACATTCCTCGAAACAGCAGATGTAACGATTACAGAAAGTGGATCTGAATATGATGTTGGTGTTTACACTGATGTTGCTATCTTTGGTGGTGGCGGATCTCAGGCAACAGCAAACGTTACTGTTGTGCCATGGGACGGTATTGTAACCGCCAATAGTAATGTAGACGAGTATACTACTGGATCATATACAGACATCCCTGTTACCACTGATTATAGTGGTATCAATGCTCTGATGAGTTTCGATATCGTTACGCTAGAAGTTGCAACGAAAGGTGTTATTGATAATGCTGGTACTGGTTACTATCCAGGAACCTATAATAATGTAGAACTTGTCAACGGAACTGGCAGTGGCAAATTTGCTAATATCACCGTCACTGGTTCTGTTGATATTCAAAATACAATTACCAACGCTGGTACTGGATATACAGAGGGAACATATACTAGTGTTGCCGTAGATAATATTCCATCTTCTACCACTACACTAACTGTTGTTAGTAGACAGAAACTAGACTTTGTGTATGGTAGATTGTATGAGTGGAATGTAACTGATGATGGTCTTGCTACAGATTACGTATTTACGGGACAAAATGCTATCTCAACTAGTGGTAATGACATTTCCATTAGCGTAGCACAAGGTAGTATTATTACTATCAATGTGAACTCACCAGGACATCCATTCTGGATCCAGAGTGCTGCTGGTGGTTATGATGCATCTAGTGTACTAGTAGTAGAAGATGGTGTTACCAACAACGGTACTGATAATGGCACTATCGTTTTCGATACATCAGAATATCTAACAGGAACGATTTACTATACTTGTCAAAATCACTCAGCAATGGGTGGTACTATTGAGTTAATTGATAATCCATTTACAGAATTTGCTGCAGGAGCTACTGTAACTTCTGCTTCTGGAAGTGGAACAATTACATCATTTGATGATGAGCAACCAGCAATGTACTTCACCAGTGTTACTGGAACTTTTAATGTTAATGAAGAAATTAGTGATGGTGCTGGTGCTTTTGGTATTGCAAAAAATCTTTCTGGTGTTTTCCAGTATCAAGGAAATGGATCAGAAATTACTACTACTGCTCTAACTTTCAGTGCAGGTGGTACTTATAGATTTGATACTTCAGATGCTAGTAATGCTGGATACACACTTGGAATTCTAGATGAATTTGGCATCTCAATTGTTACAACAGAAGCAAGAACTATTGCATATGGTACACCAGGAAGTGCTGGATCATACACTGATTTAGTTCTTAATAGTACAGCTACAGATGCTGGATTGTCTGGCATTTCCTTAACTCCAACTATAGGACTGTATGGAGAACCAGTAAAAGCAGGATTGCTTCCTGGTGGAACTGGAAGTTATATCTTTGATATGTTGGCAGATGTTGATGTCGATGCAAATGGTAACGTAATTAGTTTTACCGTAACAGAACCTGGAAGCGGATGGAAAGCTAATGACAATGTTACTGTTCATCCATCAAACATTGGCGGAACTGGTTCTGGTCTTGCAGTAAACTTCACCAGTGTCAATGTCATTGGTACTATTACTGATGTTGTTGAAACAGTTGCTGGTAGTGGGTATGTAGAAGGTGATATTCTAACATTCTCAAATGTTATTACTAGAGGATATGGTGTTGGTTTCCAATATCGTATTTCAAATAGAAGAGGTATCTCAAATATTTCTTTCTCCAATTATGGTTCTGGTTATGTAGTTGGAGATAAGTTATTCCTTCCAGCAGATCCTGGAACTTATGGTGGAGATAACGGATTTGAATTTGAGATCACAAAAGAAGGATCTATTGGCAGTATCGAAATTGTTAATGGTGGTAGAGATTACTTCAACGGTGATGTTCTAAACCTAGACAGAGAAGCACTAGTTGCAGATCTACTTAATCTTTCTGGCAATCAGATTGATGCACAGATCACTGTTACAGGTGTTGGATCCGAGACAATTATTTCAGCAAGCAATACAGGAAGCTTTAATGTTGTTGGTGCTGTAAATAGTACAACTTCACTAACAGAGACTGGAGCAGCATCCACTAGTTTTACCACTCCACTATCAATCGCTGATACCCTAAACGTTGATTTAATTGGTCCAAATAGCGGAAACTCATTCGCTATGGAAGCAGGACTGGGCAACATCAGAGTTGATGCTGGTCAAGTTTATTATGGTCCTTTGGGTGCAACAACTATTGAAGTTATTCCACTCACTGGTAACTTTACTACATCTGGTGTACTTAAGACAACAAATGAGTTGAATGTAAATGGTTACTTGACCATTACAAATACAAACATTGCTACGTTTGCTGGATTTGATCTGATCTTAACTCCAGATACAGGAAAGAGTGTTGTTGTCAATGCAACATCATCCATTCAAATTCCCGCTGGTTCTACTTCTGCAAGACCTCCACTTGGATTTGCTGCAGATGGTCAAATTAGATACAATACAGATACTACACAGTATGAAGGATACAGCAGTCAAACAGCAAGTTGGACTTCTCTTGGTGGTATTCGAGATCTAGATGGTAATACTTATGTTACTGCTGAACAAACTGTAGGTAGCAATGACAATACTTTCTGGTTCTACAATGATGCAGTTAACACTCTCAAGTTAAGTCCATTCTATCTAGAGTTTGAAGGAGTTAAGAAAGTAAGATCGCCAAATCTTTCTGCACCAGCATATACTGATTGGACATCTAGCACTCCTGTTACTGCAGGCGATTATCTAAAATTTGGTCATGATATCTATGAAGTAATTACCACTGGCACTACTGGTGCTGCTGGTGAAGAACCAAATGATACATCTGGTTCTGTCTTCTCCAATGGCACATCTACACTTCAGTATAACACAACAGCTGTTGATAATCTAATATTTGAGGAGATCAATGAATTAAGAATTGGTCCTGATATTGATGTTCCTCTTGTAATCAGCAGTGATCTGAGATTGGTTGGAAATACAATTTCAACTGATGTAAGTGATTTGGTCATCAGACCAAACCCTGGTCAAAAAACTGTTATCTCTTCAAGCACTTCTATTGCAATTCCAACTGGAACAACTGCAGATAGAGGAATTGCAGTTCAAGGATCTATCCGTTTCAACCAAACAACTTTCACATATGAAGGTTATGATGGAACTAACTGGGGATCTCTTGGTGGTGTTAAAGACATTGATCAGAACACATATATTATTCCTGAGACTTCTCCTGGAGCAAATGAGAACACACTGTTCTTCTACAACGATGGAAACAATACTCTAAACTTAACGACATCCGCTCTGGAGTTTAGAGGAGTTGATGTTATCAACAGTCCAGTAACAAATGAATTAGAAATCAATGCTGATACAATTGTATTTGCTGGTGGTAATACAACTCTAGATAATACAGATACAGCATCAACATTCTTACATACTAGTAAGCAATATTTTGACATTGGTCTTTCTGCTGGATTAACTGTTGATCCTGTATTAAGACTAGATAATGCAGGTGATGTGTATTTTAATATTGGATTTGGTACAGGAAACTTTAACGGTGTTAAGGTCTTCGATTCTGAATTGAAAGATTTTGAACTTACTGATTATAGAATTCTAAGTGGAATTGTAGAACTTGTGAAAGATACAGTAGATATTGGATCTTTCAATTGCTATGATGGTTCTACAGAAGCTTCTTCTAAAGTAATGATTACAGCAATTAACAATGTGACTGGTGACAGAGAAGTTACAGAATATTTCTTAACTGATGATGGCACTGACATTTACCATACAGAATATGGAAATATCAGAACAGGAGTACAGTTGTTCTCTACTACGTTTGAATTTACTGCAACAAATATTGCAAGAGTAAACCTAACGGTTGGTGATAACGTAGGAACATCTCAAGACGTTGATATCAAAATTGTTTCCCAAATAACGAAGAAGTAAAATGGCAACATCACTAGAAAAGTTTGATTCAGTTGGTGGATTTTCTATCGATAAAACAATCGTTATCGATGAAGATAGAAATGCAAAAGACATCAACACTCTAGAACTTAAGAACTCGTTCTATGCAGACAGTAAAGTATCTCATTATATTTTACGTGGTCTGAATACTGCGGTACTACAGATTGATGATGTAGGATCTCAAATTCCTCTTGAAATCAATACTCTAAATTATATCACAGGACATGCTATTGGAGTTAATCAGTCTGGCACAGTATATTCAGAAAAGATAGAGAGTGCGGTTTTATGTGACAATTCTGGATTGGTAAGTGTATTGTCAAGTCTAAACACTATCATTAAAGATGACATTCCAGTAGGTCAAACATGGTCTATTGAACCATTGACTGGTGGTACAAATACATTTAGTTACAGTACACTCAGAGCTGGTACAACTAATAATATCAAATGGGTAGTATCTGCACAAGTAGTGAGTATTGCCTGGCAGTGATGCTAAATATAAAAGAGGATAAACGGGTCAGGAGCTAGACGGCACCATGAGTTTTAACATTAATTCCGATAAGGAGAAAATTAGAGGAGGTAGTCCTCAATTCATCGGTGATAATGAATTAACTATTAGAGGTGGTTCGGGTGCTCTTGAACGAGAGATCCTGAGAACTCAACTTGATGCTAACACACAGTTACCTCGTGTTGGTATTAATAGAACAGGTGAAAGAATTGACAGAATTACAATCACAGAGGGTGGTTCTGGATATACCAGTGCTCCTTCTGTAACTATTGATCCACCACCAAATGGTGTACAAGCACTAGCTTCCGCTTTTATCTTCAATGGAAGAGTTATTAACATCGCTGTTAATAATCCTGGTAGTGGTTATACCACGGCACCACAAGTTACAATCACTGGTGGTAATGGAGTTGGTGCAGCTGCAACATCAACTCTAGATACTGTTGATTTTGAACTTGACATCAACGGTGCTATTAGAACATCCACGTCTATCATTTCTGATACGGCGAGAATTCTAAACCTGGATATTGATAACTTTGTTACTCCAGACACTAATTTTAGAGGACCAAACTTAAAGACCTTTATTAATAACACAGGCATCCAATGGGCACCTGGAGTTATTCTACAGAAAGATAGTTATCGTTGGTTTGGTGCAAACGTTTATCAAGCATTGAATGCTGGACAAACTGGATCCGAGGCACCAGAACACCTAGATGGTATTGAACTAAACGGAGAAGTTCAATTTAAGCATATTGGTTTCAGAGTAGACGATCAGGCTGCATTTGGTTATAACACAACAGGTGACGCTGGAGTATTCCCAAGATCTATCACACCACTACTTGGTGATAGATCAGACAAGATTGCAACTACAGAATACGTCCTCAATCTAGCAACGAATGACGTTGGTGGTCGTATTTACGTTTCACAGCAGATTGGTTCTGACCTAAACGACGGTCGTTCTGCTGTAAACCCAGTTAGAACAATTAAGAAAGCGGCACAACTAGCATGGTCAACACCTGGCGTTAAAGAAACGATTATTGTTTCTGGTGGTGACTATGTAGAAGATAACCCCATTTCTCTACCACCCGATTGCTCGGTTGTTGGTGACAACCTTCGTCTGGTAATTATCAGACCAAACAATCAAGGAAAGCACATCTTTAAGTTTGGTGATAAGAACTATGTCATTGGTGTAACTTATAGAGATAAGATTGATTCCCTTGGAGATCCTGTCTCCACTTGGGACTTTGCTATGGTCTTTGACGATAAGCAAAAAGTCATCATTGATAATGAAGTCAATGGAGACTTTGGTGTTGATTTCCCAATCGGTCATCAGATCTTTGGACCAGATCAATTCCGTGTCATATTCCAGCAGAACACTGGTCTGTCAGCTCTTATCGCTGGACTTGACGTTATTGGTGTCAACACTGGTGCTAGAGCAAAAGTTACTCTTGTAGAATTTGACGAGACATCTGGTGCAAACGCATATGTCAACGGTAAACTTGACGTTCAACTAACATCTGGTTCTTTTGTTGAAGGTGAGCAATTCAGATATCTAGTATCTGGTACTCAAGGAAATCAGATTAATTCCTTATCTGGACAGTCTAGCACAAACGGCAATAATATTCTCCGTTTTACTACAAACCCAACTGCAGATCTTCTTCCTGGCACATATGTGTATCTAGATGATACTGTAGATGCACAATTTACTGCAGGATACTATGAAGTAGCAGCAGTTGATGATGAGAATGCTCCAACTTCCTGGGATGTGACATTTGTTCCTATCTTAGGATCTCCATCTTGGGATAGCATTTCATCCGCTACTATCAATGTTTTTGAAGCTAGCATTACAGAAAATCAGTTTGATACCACATCACTCAAATCAATTAGAGCAGAAGGTGAAGTTGTATCTATTGACGAAGATGTTACATCAACTCTACCTATTGTTAGAATTGACTTTTCGCTACAAGGTGATGCTTCTATTGCTACTGGTGGTTTCCAAAGTGAACTATATGGTAATGCAGAAGACCTAGGCGGTATTGTTTTCTACACGAATGCTCTGGTTGGTAGAGACAACATTCACGAATTTAGAGAAGGTCAAGAAATTGAACTTTCTAATTTACCAACCAGCAATCCAGACCTATCATTCTTGATGGGGAAACAGAGAATTTACAAAGTTCTAGAAGACGCTGATGGTCGTTCTAGAAGATTTGTCATTCCAAAGAAAGCTCCTGCAATTAACGATGCAAATCTGGATCCAGGGCAGTTTGCGACTGTTAAGTCATACTCGAAAGTAATTACACTATCGCTACTTAACTCTCCAAACAAATTCCCAATCTCAACTCCAGAGGCAAGAAGATATCAAGATGCTTGCACTTTCCTCCGTAATAACAGAGAGTTTATTGCTGATGAAGTTGTAAGTAAAATCAACGATCAGTTTAAGAGAGATTATTATTCAGTATACAATGTTTCTGGTACTTCTTTTGACATTTTCTTAGGAACTCTAGATCATGAAAATACTTGGGTCAGTGGTGGTACAGTAACATTTGGTGGCACTACTGCTAATGTCACTGGATTTGTTTATGATACGGATGTAACAGGTGTTGCTACAGTTACAACTGATGTTGAACTATCACTTAGTGAGGATGATACTGTTCAACTTGCAGACTTGCTAATTGAATGCGATGCTGGACAAAAAATCTATCCTTCTTACAGTTCTCCAACTGTAACTAACACTGGTTCAAATGGTGATGAACAGTGCAGACAAGATGTAACTCACTTCCTCAATGCTCTGATTAGAGACTTGGAATTTGGAACTAATCATAACATAATTGAAGCTGCTCAAAAGTATATCATTGGAGCAAAGATTGCATACATTGAAAATGAGATTATTCAAACAGTTCGTGCAATTGAATATGCTAGAGAACTAGCACTATATGCTATCAACAACTGGAGAACTGGCAATGGTTTCCCAGCAGATCCCGTATATGCTCCTGTATATTCTTCAGTTCCCAGATACTTTGACGATAGCGTAATTACAACTACTTCTAACCTCAATGCAGATGGATCTGCTGGTGATGGTACATCTTGTTCTGATGTTAGATCTGCTATTGATACATTATCATACCTTTGGGTAGATGTAATTGCAAACGATGCTTCTGGCACATATCTAGATGCTGCATATCTAATCGCTAGAAACAGAGATCTAATTGCAGATCAGGCGCTAATCAATACTGAAGCACAGTATCCTTCTCTAGGACTGACGGATATCCATCAGAGAAAGTGCCGTAGAGATATTAACTATATCCTAGGTGGTCTAATCAGAGACCTTGTACTTGGAGGTAATGCTGGCATTGTAACTAATGCTGAAGCATATTATAGTGGCACTGCTCTTTCTGGTATCGATGCATCTCAGTTAGCTGAAACAAGATATGCATACACAGAGGTAAGAGACCTTGCTATTGCAGCAATGCGTGGATGGAAAGATGGCGCAGGAACTGCAGTAACTACATCTTCTCCTATTCCACAGTTTGTTGATGCTACTATTCTAGCAGATCCCGCAGGAAATCCTCTATGTGCAAACGTAGAAGCATCTATCACAACTTCGATGGGTATTCTAGATGGAATTCTAGAATATGCAGATAATCCTCTTAGTGGAACTGCAATCGAACCTGGAAGCACCGTCAAGACCTACGGTACTTTATTCGATACCTCTAAGATTACAGAGTATGCAAACTCTTACATCTATGACGCTAACAATCAGCGCATGGCAATTCGTGGTGACTATGATGATTATCCAATCATTGAAGCATCACCATATACACAGAACGCATCTGTTATCTCCTTCTTAGGTGGTGGCGGTGCTCTGATTGATGGTTCTAAGGTCAAGCAACCCAACTGCCCATTCCCTGGTCTAGAACTAGATGGTTCTGCAACCTTCCCCAATCAGGGTAAGTCGATGGTTGCATCTGCATTCACCATTGTCTCCTTTGGTGGTACAGGTTATAAGGTTATTGAAGATGGTTACACCCAGTTGGTTTCGGTCTTCGTTATCTTCTGTGCTGATGGTGTTCTTTGCGAATCTGGTGGTTATGCATCTATCACCAACTCTGCTACAAACTTCGGTCAGTTTGCACTAAGAGGTACTGGATATAGAGAGGAAGCATACACCTTTGACGTTGGTACTGTCGTAAATGCTTCTGCAACACCAACAGGTAGAACTATTCTTACCGTTGATGGTCTAGGAAGAGAACCACTAGAACACTATATCTGTAAGTTTGACGGACACTCCAACGTTGATGAAGATATTGAATTCTTCATTGATACTGTATCTGGAGTTACTGTTGGTCCTCCTTTCTCTGCAACACTAACAATCGACAATGGTACTGGAGATCCACTGAGTGTAATTAGAGATAGTGATCAGGCTGCTGTAGGCGCTCCAAATCTTCTAGGACAAACAATCAGACTACACAGACCATCTATTGTTAACTCCTCCTCCCACACCTGGGAATTTGCAGGTTCTGGTACTAACTACCTAGCACTGCCTGAGAACGGTGGTACAAAGGTTGAGGCAAACGAGCAAGTATCTGAAAATTATGGTCGTGTCTATGTCTCTGGTACTGACGAACTTGGCGACTTCAAGGTTGGTACATTCGCAAGAATTGAAAACAGAACTGGTGCTATCACCTTTACTGGTACGGTTACTATCTCTGAAGTTGAATTCTTGAAACTGAAGGGCGGTGACGTTGTTGTTACTGGTTTCGACGCATCCAACACACTGGGTGGCGCTAACTCCACTGATTCTAAACTACCTACTCAGAAGGCAGTTAAGGATTATATCACTAACAACCTTGGACCTTACATCAACAAACCATATTCCACGAACGCTGTTCCTAGAGCATTGGTTGAACTTACTGATAGTGGTAAGATTTCTATTGACCAGATCCCAGCACTCAGACCTTTTGAAGTCTATACTGTTGCAGACCAGAATGAAAGACTGCAATTAGAAGGCGCACTTGCTGGCGACATTGCCATTCAACAGGACGTTACAAGATCATTCATTCTAAACAATGATCTTGATAGTCTGTTCTTGGCATTTAATGTAGATCCTACACTTCAGTTCACCATTGGTGATATCTTTGAAGGAAGTATTACAACTGGTCGTATTCAAGCTACAGAATATAGACAGGGTATTCTACACCAAATCAATATCACTGACGGTGGTTCTGGATATACACAACCACCCCAAGTACAAATTACTGGCGGTAACCCTGGATTGGGTGCTGTACAGGCAGCTGCAAATTGTACCATTGCTAATGGAGAAGTTGTTACCGTAACTATTATTGAATTTAATGGTTATAAGGGTGGTAAAGGATACACCACCGCACCAACAATCACATTCTCTGCTCCACCAGGATCTGGAACACAAGCTAGTGGTGTTGGTCTAATTGAAAGCAGACTATACGGTGATATTGTCAACAATGTCGCAATTGATCAGAACGACACTATTGAGAGTAGTGATATTCCATCAGTGACTGTAACTCTAACCAGAGTTCTCAATACTTCATCGTTTGATGCTAACAACTGGGTATCGCTAACTTCCAGTACAGTCGATGGTTCTACTCTAATTGGTGGTCCAATTCCAGCAAATGTTATTGCATCTGGTGGAACGGCAAACTCGTTCACCTTCCTACGTGGAGACCAGAACTGGGCACTCGCACTACAATCTCTCAAGAGTAGCGAAGAAAGATACTTCGCGAAGTTAACCGTTTCTGCAACCTCTGGTTCAAACGAAATGAGGTTTGCAACCAACTCTGATGTTCTTATTGGACATGAGGTTGTTAATAATGTAACTGGTATTCAACCAAATACCAACATCGATGGAGTATTAACATCTGGCGGAACTACAACAATTTCTCTCAGTAGTACACTAACTTCTACAATTCCCGCAGGAACTATCATTGAATTTGATAGAGGTCCATCACCTGTTCAGTTTGAATCTACTTATACTCAAGGTGGATATGTAGACAGTATTGTAATTGCAAATGGTGGTGTTGGTTTTACAGACGGTCAGTATTTTGACCAACAACTACTTGGTGGAACTGGTACTGGTCTCAGAGCAAACATTACTGTTTCTGGTAATACTATTACTGATGTCACTGTTACTGATGGTGGTACTGGATACACAGCTGACTTCAATGTCATTTCTGCTCCAACTGATATTGGTGCAGGATCTAGCATGGTTCTTGCAGCAAAACTCTCTACTGTCAACAAACAATTTGCAAACGTTTCTATTGACGTTGCTAGAGTAACAGACCTAACAGTTTCTGCTGACCTGTTCGGTACAATTGGTGTTTCCAGATTTAAGAAATCCCAATTCGATATTGGTACAGAAGGTAACGGTTCTGTCACACTGAAAACTGGTGCTGATAGTGGTCTAGACGCTGACTTGCTAGATGGCGCACAAGGTTCTTTCTACCTGAATGCAACAAACCTTAACTCTGGTACAGTTAATCCAGATAGACTTGCTGGTACATACAACATCAGTATTTCTGGTTCTTCTGCGAATACTATTCGTCTGATTACTGGTACTAACAACCCAACTTCAAACCCATCACCAAACAACTTTGTTGAAGGTATTATTGCAAACACTGTCAATAATGCTGCAAATGGATTGAGTGATGGTGGATCTAAAAACCTAGCACTAACTATTAGAAATGGCGGTCAAGGTTTTGACACCACATACGGTGGTGTTAGACAGTTGGCATTTACTGATAATGACAACATGTGGATTCGTGGTTCTGGAACTGGAGTAACCACATTTGGATCTTGGTATAAGATTTGGAGTTCTGGTAATGATGGTGTTGGTTCTGGACTTGACGCTGACAGACTTGACAATAAACAAGGAGTTTGGTATCAAAATGCACTAAACGTAAACTACGGAACTCTATCTGATGAGAGACTTCCTAGATTTATTAGTGCAACATCTATCCGTGATGATATCACAATTAAATCATTCAATGGAGATCCTAGATATCAAATCTACATCAGCGGTAGAGTTCTAAACGCATCGCCATTTACTCCTGGTAATACTGTCAACCTTTACAATGCTCAAACTCAGGGAACTGGACAGTTTACAATTGATAACGTCATCATCAATGATGAAGCAGACAGTTTTGCAGACTACACCATCCTTATCGGTCGTCTGACTACTGGTAACTTCATTGGTGCAATTACAATTGGTACTTCTGTAGTACGTGAACCATTCCAAGACTTTAGTATTGAACCTGGAAATACAATTGATGTTGCTAAACTAGAAAGTGACAGCGGAACAGGTAACTTAAGACTTGGCAGAACAGATGGAGTTGCATCTTCTCCTGGTCTATATTTCAACAGTTCTGCTGTAGCAGCAAACTATAACGTTGCACTTGTAGCAGCTGGTGGTAACGGAACTGATGGTTCTGGTACTCTGAACGTACAAGTTATCAACGCTGATGGTTTTACAATTAACAGCAACCAAGTTTGGAACGCTGGAAACATTACATTCCAATCTGCTAACGTTGTTAATACTGCTGTTAAGCGTGACGCTGTTGGTAACTTCTCTGCAGGAACAATCACCGCAGCATTGAATGGTTCTGCATCTAATAACGTACTGAAAGCTGGCGACACTATGACAGGATCTTTGATCCTAAGTGGCACTAGTGCATCTTTAACAGTTGGTGGTACTACCACACTGCAGTCTACTTTATCAGTCAGTGACGATCTTTCGGTTGGAGCTGACGGTCAAACTGAAGTAATATTTGTCGATGTATCTACTAAGCGTCTCGGTATTAATACTGGCAGCGCACCAATGGCTCCTTTGGAAGTTAGAGGTGATGGTGGCATCGTAGTCCGCACTGCTGCTAATGCTCCTTCTACTGGAGCAAGAATTAGATTTAGTGATCATCAGAGTGGAAATTATGCTCAGCAAGGTACTATCAGATATAATCACTCTGATGGTGCAACTCCTAACAGTGACTATGGCGAAGTATTCAACGTTGAAGGCACCGAAACAGAACTAGCATTTAAAGTTACTGGTGACATTCTTGCATCCAGAAATATTGGTATTGGTATCAACCGTCAACCAACTTATACTCTTGAAGTTAATGGTAGTGTCTATACTAAGGATGGTATTACAATTGATGATGCTGCTGACAACAGCGGCGCTCCAGTTGTCTTCCGTGGTTCCAGTTCCTTTAAAAACTTTAGAATTGGTAACCAACTCGTAGCAGACGATCTATTCACTATTCAAGCATCAACTTCAAACGGTGCTGTTGATTGGAACTCTACACCTGCGATTACAATTATCGGTTCTACAAATAGAGTTGGTATCAACACCACAACTACTACTGTCAACAGTGTTGACATGCAGTTGAATGTTGAAGGTAACATCAACATGAATGGTAATCTATATCAAAATGGAGATCCATTCGTTACTTCTAGATGGACAGAAAGTACAACTGGCGGAAATATTTACAGGATTTCTAGTGTTGGTATTAATCAGGCAGATCCTGATTACACTCTACATGTTAATGGATCTTCTAACTTCATTGGTGCTTCTTTCGGAACCACTACTGCAAGTGCATCCAATAACAATAACGACACCGCTATGAGAGTGATGGGCGACAGACAGTATATTGATACCTATGGCGTCATGAAGGCAAACAGAAATACAATTGCAGAAAACGTCACTGTTCCTGCAAACACAAACTGTATGTCTGCTGGACCAATTGAAATTACTGGAAACAACATCGTCACTATTCTAGATGGCGGTGCATGGTCTATCATCTAAATAAATATAAATAACAACGGGAACAAGATAGTAAAATGGCAAGTATTCTAAAGTGTGATACTTTGCAGACTACTGCAGGGGTAACATACGTTTCTAACGGTTCATTTGTTGGATCGGGTGTTACCGCTGCAACAAATATCACAGGTGGTTCTGCTGGACAGATTTTATATCAGTCTGCATCAGGAACAACTGCAAAGTTAACTGCTGGTGGAAGCGCACAAGTTTTGTCGGGCGGTACTACCCCAACATGGTTGAATATCAATACTTTGGATGTTGATAGTGCTACCAGACTTGCCACTGCTAGAAACATTAACGGTGTATCGTTTGATGGTTCTGCAAACATTACTGTTAACCCAACATCAGGTGCTTATTCTAACGGATGGGGTGCTAAGACAGTTTCTACTGGCAACCCATCTGGTGGAAGCAACGGTGATATCTGGTACAAATACTGATTAAAGAGGAAAAATGTCAGAAGAACAAGATTTTTGGATGCCAGATACTCTCCCTTCTCCTACCGAAGAGTATCAATCAAGGCAAAAAGCAAAGTCATATCTAACCCCAGAAAGCAAAGAGAGAAAGCATCCTGGTTGGACATATCAAAACCAGGCTCTCGTAGATGACGAGTACCTTTATAAAAATGAAGGATGGATGCTTGTCGTCGATAACTTCCCAGAAGAAAAGAACGATGATACCCATGAGATTAATCGTCGTCCTATCTCAGAGTGGGCAGTTGCTGGAAACGGAAAAACTGTTAATGTTAAATACGAAGTCTGGGACATCATCGAAGGAAACTATCCAAATGAAGATGTATTAGATTTTGATAAAACTTTCTATGTCGATGAAGAAGATAGATGGGTTAGAAATGAAGAACTCAAAACCATCACAAAAACTTTCTCTGTAGTTTCTTTGCCAGAAGAAGATGTAGCAGAGAAAGAAGAAATCATCTGGGAATCTCTTAGAGAGCACAGAAATAGAAGACTTGCTGAGACTGATGTTATCATGCTCAGAGGTCTAGAAAGTGGAAGAACAATCTCTGAAGAAGTAAAGACATATCGTCAAGCACTTCGTGACTTCCCTGCTACTGTCACAAACATTCGTGAAATTGATAGACCAAACACACGTCTAGAAGATGATGCTATTTGGCCTACAAAACCAGCAGAAGAAAATTATTACGCTTGAGTTGACCTATGGGTATCTTTAATAACGTATCTGGAACTTGGAGAGAAATCGCTGAGATTTATAATAACGTTACTGGAACTTGGAGACAAGCACAGAATGTTTACAATAATGTCTCAGGAACTTGGAGAGAAACTTATACTGCTCAGGATCCTGCTACTTTCAGTTATAGTGGTGGATCTACTGGTAGTGGAGACTTAGCTGTTAGTCCTTTAGTCCTCCAACATCCTAGTAGCACAAATGAACCAGGAAGAAACTGGACCTTAACTTTTGATGCTGATACCCCAGCTACAGTTTATGTTTGGGGTGCTGGTGGAGGAGATAGTAATGGTGGCGCTGGTGGTTTTGCTCAAGGCAACATGACATTTGTTGGCGGAACATCATACAGAGTATTTACTGGAGGAAGAGGAAACCCAGGTGGTGGTAGAACTGGTGCTGGCGGTGGTGCTGCTTCTGGTATCTACGTTGGTCCTACTGCAAGAGGTAATATTCGTATTCTTGCAGGTGGTGGCGGCGGTGGTGCTGGTCGCCCTGGATATGGTGGCGGTGGTAATAACGGTCAACCTGGAAGACCACGAGGTGGTGGTGGCGGAACACAAAACGGCGTAGGTGCTGGCGGAGCTGCTCCCAGAAGAAGAGGAAATCCTGGATCTGGAACAAGAGGTGGTCAGGGAAGAACTGGACCACCAGGAAACCCAGGTGGTCGAAGCTCTCTTGGTAATAACATTTATCAAGGTGGATATGGTGCTAGAAACCCTGGAGACCGTGGATCGGGCGGTGGCGGCGGTGGTCGTTACGGCGGCGGTGAAGGCGGCGGTGATTCTGGTGGATTTGGTGGTGGCGGTGGTTCAGGACACACCAACCCAAGTTACATTACAAGTCCATCGTTATCACAAGCACCAGGAAACAACGCTGTTGGACCTGGACCCAGAAGAAGTGATCGTGGTGGTGCTCAAAGATCTGGTAGAGTTGTGATTGAGTGGAACCCATAGTATAATAAGGACAAACAAACATACATCATGCACCAAATTTATAATATTCCATGCCCGATCCTCAAAATGAGGTTCGGGCTTCATGATGAAATGAGAGAAAAAACTCTCCAGTTGATTGATCAAATGAATGCTGGTTCATATCAAGCAGTTGATGATCATGGGTATCTGAAAACGAACATCTCCAAATGTGATTGGAATGTTTCTAGAGAAGAACCAAGAGAATATCTGAATTATATTCAAGAAGCTATCTACAAAGAACATGCACAAATGTTTTTTGATAGAGGATATCAAGCTGTCAAGATGATCAACATGTGGTTTCAGCAGTATGAGAAAAATGCTTCGCATGAGTGGCATGTTCATACCCAGTGCCAGTGGTCTTCTGTCTATTACTTAGAATATCCAGAAGGATCTCCAAAAACCGTTTTTGTCAACCCACTAAATAATGATGGCACCTTTGACATCGACGATGTTGAGGAAGGAGACATTTTAACTTTCCCGTCATTTATTATTCACTGTGCTCCAGAAATAAAAGATGATAGAAGGAAAACAATCCTTTCTTTCAATACCGATGTAAGTCTATCTACAGACCCATCTGATTATGAGTGAAATTGAAACTCTTTTTGCTATACCACTTTTTAAGTATCAAGTAAAAAACTGGGAAGAAAAGCAAGAGAAACTTCTGGCACTACACAAGAAAAGGTCAGATGCCTATGTTGTTGCGGAAGAAAAAGATGATCATGTATTAAGTGATTATCATAGTTTATATGATCATGACTATTGGGAAGAAGTTGCATCTTATTTTACAGATGAACTAGAAGACTTTGCCAATACTGTAGAGATGCATTTACAAACTAATGGATATTGGTTTGAGAGTGCAAAGAAAGGAATGTATCATGGTGTTCATAACCATGGTGCTATAGGATATAGTGCAGTTCTCTATATTCAATTCGATGAAGAGCAACACAAAGCAGTTACATTCGTCTCTCCATTCAATAATTTTATAAATGGAGAACCAATTTACTACTACCCAGAAGTAAAGAGTGGAACGCTATTGTTCTTCCCTTCATCAATACTTCATTATACAGATCCAAATACTAGTGATCTTGAAAGAATAGTTTTTTCGTTTAACTTAATTCCCAAATATTAATATGGCATTTCAGTCTGTCTGGTACTATACAGGGTTGCCCGAAGAAATTTGTACCACTCTTGAAAAAGATCTAGTAGAAAACTACGATGCATCTTTTGAGGATTCTGGTCTATCTGGTGGTGACGTAAATAAACAAATTAGAAATTCACAAAACGCTTGGGTTCCTACAGGACACTGGATCAGTGGATTTCTTTGGAACTATATCACCCTAGCAAATGACAATAACTTTCTATATGATCTGAAAGCTATTGATCAAAACAGTATCCAATACACTAGATATGAAGAGGGTCAGTTTTATAACTGGCATAATGATGCAGGTATCTTGACCATGTATAAACCACAATCTCAAGATACTTCTGGAGATCAATACATTAACGATCAAGTTGCAGTGTCTCATGAACAGGTAAGAAAACTTTCATTTGTATTGCAACTATCTAATCCTGATGATTATGAAGGTGGTAATCTTCAGTTACTAGATGAGAATGGTAGAAACTATTTCGCTCCAAGGAAAAGAGGAACGATGATTGTTTTCGATTCTCGTACACAACATAGAGTTCTCAAAGTGACAAAAGGTGTACGTAAATCTCTCGTGGGATGGGTAGTTGGTCCGAGGTGGAAGTAATGGAAATTGATATCGAAACAGCATACTGGGCAGAGAAAAGTAGAGGAACTGCACCAACAAAACTAGAAGAACTAGAACACGATGGTGCCTACTGGTATTCTGATATGATTGATCCGAAGAAGTGGTTTGTTCCTGTTCCTAATTGGAGAGGTGTAAAAAACTACTTTGGGAGTGAAGATAAGTACACATATGAAGAAGTAGAAGATCAAGTAGAAGGATCTTGCTGTAGATATAACCATCCAGATTATAAAGAACTTCACTACGAAATTAAGAAAAAAACAGAAGCAGTAATTGGCAGGAAGTTATATCCAACTTATTACTATGATAGATTTTATTTCGTAGGACAAGATCTACCACAGCACATTGACAGACCATCATGTGAGATTTCTGTTTCTGTAACCATCAGTAGTAATCTTCCAGACTATGGGGAGTATCCATTTTATTCTTTTTACAACAGTGTATCTGGAATAAAAAGAATGACTACAGAACCAGGAGATGGTATAATTTACAAAGGTTGTGAAGTTCCACACTGGAGGGAGGGTTTACCGTCCAAATATAAAAACAAGAAACTTTCACAAAGAATAAATAAATTGTTGAAGATACCAGACGATACGTACTGGCATCAGGCTTTCTTCCATTATGTTCTACAAGATGGTGAGAGAGCAGAATACGCATTCGACCAATCTAAATTTTGAGGTATACTATGGATCCAGCAGCATTAAAGAAAAACTTTGAAGACCAAATTGCTCAGACTGTAAAGCAAATTACAGAACTAGAAGATAACCTGAAAAAAGCAAGAGAATATAAAATCAAACTAGAGGGTGGTCTAGAAACTCTCGGACTTCTAGAGAGTGAAGCAGACCCAGATGTTCCAGCAGAAGCACCAACTGAATAAATACTAAATCCCTTCTTCCTAAATAGGTAAGAAGGGATTTTTTGTGTGTAATGGCATCTCCAAACTCAAGAGCTGATCTCATAACATATTGTAAGAGACAGTTGGGTGAGCCTGTCCTGCAAGTAAACATTGACGACGAACAGGTAAACAACGTTATTGACGATACCATTCAGTTCTTTCAAGAGAACTGCTACAATGGTATGGAGAGGTCATATCTAAGGCATGAAATCACTGCTGACGATAAGACTAGATTTGATGGTGAAGTAACTACATCTAGTGGTACAACAAACTGGGAAGAGGCAACAAACTATATTCCTATTCCAGATCATGTTGTAGGTATTACCAAAGTCTTTGGACTAGTCAGCAACTCAATCCGTTCTAATCTTTTTGGTGTTGAGTATCAGTTGTTCTTGAATGATTTGTATGCATTCGGATCACTTGATATCCTCAACTATTATATGAACAAGCAGTATCTAGAAACTCTAGATATGGTCCTCAACAACGGATCATTCCAGCAGTTTAGATACACAATGCGTCGTGATCGTTTGTATCTTGACATCAATAAGAAGTTCCTAAAAGAAGGAATGTATCTTGTTATTGAAGCTCACAGATTGATTGATCCTGAAGATGCTACTGAAATGTATAATGATATGTTTGTCAAGAGATATGCTACTGCTTTAATGAAAAAGCAGTGGGGTATGAACCTGATCAAGTATAACAATGTTCAGTTGCCTGGTGGTATCACCCTCAACGGAAGAGAGTTATACACAGACGCACTAGCAGAAATTGAGAAAATCGAAAGCGAAGTTCTCAGTAAGTATGCAATCCCACCAATGGATATGATCGGATAAGATGCCTACCAGTCCCTATTTTCCAACGTATTATCAAGGTGATACAGGCGAACAAGGTCTGTATCAAGATCTTGTGGATGAGCAGATCAAACTATTTGGATCTGACATCTACTACTTACCAAGAACTATTCTACAAGATAACACCCTTGATGAAGTAAGATACTCAAAGTATCAGGAACAGTTTCAAGTAGAAATGCTTCTCCAAAACGTAACTGGATTTGGAGACAACTCAGAATTTGTCAGTAAGTTTGGACTTCGTATTACAGACGAGGTAATTTTTCGTGTGTCTACACGAAGGTGGGATGAAGTAGTAGCGCAATACAATCCTACTCTTACAACTGACAGCAGACCCAATGAGGGAGATCTATTGTACTTCCCATTGACTAAAGATATCTACGAGATTAAGTTTGTAGAAAAAGAACAACCATTCTTCCAGTTTGGTAAGATCCAATTCTATTCTATCACTGCTGAAATCTATGAGGTTGGCAGTGATGACTTTGACACTGGAGTTGAGGAGATTGATGTTATCGAACAGACGTTTGACAATGCTATCAAACTCTTCATGGATCCTGGTGGTAGTGGAGACTTCACTGTAGGAGAGGAGGTTGTTGGTGATGAGTTCCTTGCTAAAGCTACAGCAAGTATTACAGGTGATGCTGTTACTAGTATAACTATTACAGATGGTGGTTCGCATTACAAGGTTGCCACACCACCAACAGTAACCATTACAGGAGACGGAAGTGGTGCTACTGCGACTGCTACAGTCAGTTCTACTGGTATTGTTAATGGCATCCTCGTTACATCTGGTGGGAGTGGCTATAGTTCTGCACCAACTGTCACAATTGACTACTCCCCCAAAGATAACAGAGCAGAAGTCAAGTCCTGGGATAGTGCAACCAGAGCTCTCGAAGTCATCAATAGAACAGGAACCTTCACTACTGCTGAAGTAATTACTGGTCTAACTTCTGGTGCTAAGTGGTCTCCTGAGACATTTGACACTCTAAATAATACCAGCGCAGCAGCTTACGATCAAAATCGTGAGATTGAGGATGCTGCGGATGACATTATTGATTGGACAGAAGGCAACCCATTTGGTGAAGCAGGTAATTTTACAGGTAGTATCTGATGTTAGGATCACATTTTTATAATCAAATTGTTCGCAAGAACATTATTGCGTTTGGTACACTCTTCAATAATATTACATTGAAGAGCACTGATCCTAACGACGGTTCTGTTTTAGAAGAAACTAAGGTTCCATTGAACTATGGACCTAAGCAGAAGTTTCTTGTCCGTTTGACAGATGTCTCACAATCTAAAGTAGCAATCACATTACCACGTATCTACTTTGAGATGACTGGTATTGAATATGATGCTTCTAGAAAGACATCGCCAATTCAGAAGTATAAAACTATTATCGCTGATAATGGTAATGAAGTAAAGGTTCAGTATGTTCCTGTACCATATAATATTAGTTTTGAATTGGGAGTTATTGCAAAGTCTCAGGACGATGCACTACAAATCGTAGAACAAATTTTACCATACTTCCAACCATCTTTCAGTATCACTCTCAACATGATCCCTGACATGAATGAGAAACGTGATGTTGCTATTGTTCTCAATAGTATTACAGGTGAAGATGAGTGGGATGAGAGTTTCAATGATCGTAGATACATTGCATATACTCTGAACTTCACAATGAAGTCTTACCTCTACGGTCCATATAGCACTTCTGACATCATCAGGAAGGCAATTATTCACGAGACCATTGGTGATCGTGCAGTCAACCGTAGAACTATTACTAGAACATATACACCCAAAGCAACTACAGACATTAACTCTGATGGTGTCGTCGATGTAAATGATGACGCATTAGTAACAGCTGCTGATGACTTTGGATTTAATGAAGGACTTGAATTCTTATGAGCCTAGAAGAAAATATGGAGGAAATCCTCAACATCAGTGCTGAACCTGTAGAGGAAAGTAAACCATCTAAACCAGTTCCACCTAAGGTCGATAAGAACGATCGTGAGAAGGATTATGAATATACCAGGGGTGAGTTATACAGTCTCATAGACAAGGGTCAGGAGGCGGTTAACGGTGCCTTAGAGGTCGCTCAGGAGA